GCCAGCAAAGTCACCGCCGCCGAGAACGATGCCGCCATGGCCCGCGCCCAGCTCGAAGCCGAGCGCCGCGCCCATTCCGAGACGGTCAAAGCTCTGGAGCGATCTCGTTTTGCCAAGGCTCCCAAGAAGATCACCCCGGCAACATCCAAGGCTGGAACGGGAGACATTGTGGAAGTCATCTTCAGCGATGTCCACGGGAACAAGCACGACCCTGCTGCCATGGCCGCTTTCCTCGGCGACCTCCGCACTCTCCGCCCTGACAGACTTATCATCGGCGGCGATTTTATTGACTGCGGCGGCTTCCTTGCCGAACACCACACGCTCGGCTATGTCGCCGAGACCGAGGATTCCTACGAAGAAGATGTTGCCGTTTCCAACTCCCTCCTAGACCAAATCCTTGATGCCGCTCGACCCTCCGAGGTCAATTACATCGAGGGCAACCATGAATGGCGCGTGGAGCGCTGGGCGCTCACCCAACGCCTCGCCCACCACAAGGATGTCGATCTGCTGCGCCGCACCTTCTGCCCCGAGCATGTCTTGCGACTGAAAGACCGAGGCATTCGCTACTACCGACAAGGCCAGACGCACGGAGACTGCGACACGCCGGGCTGGGTGAAAATCGACAAAGCCTTCTTCGTCCACAAAATCTCCAACGCCCGCGACGCCGCTGGCCAAGCCATGGCCAAGGCCGCAGGAAATATTGTTTTCTTCGACACCCACCGCGCCGCCTTCAAACCCATGCACCTACCCGGCGTCGGCCTCATCAGCGCGTGGAACCCCGGCTGCCTCTGCAAACGCCAACCCCTCTACGCCAACACCCGCCCTACCGAGTGGACACACGGCTACCTCGTCCGCTTCATCAGCCGCAAGACCGGCAACTTTCAGATGACGAATATCACCATCAACGAAGGCACCAGCTACGCCAGCCTCCTTCTCAAACCAAAAGACCCATGAAAACCTTCGCCGCCGTCATCAATAAACACAAAGCCTCCAAGCACCAGATTCCCCCAGGACAAGGTTGGAAGACCCGCCAGCAAGTAGCCCGCGAACTCGGCGTAAACCCCCGCGACCTCCGCGACCACCTCGCCGACGCCATCACCGCGAAAGATATTGAGGAGAAGAAATTCAGCGAGTGGGACGCCGCCACCATGAAAGCCATCCCCGTGACCTGCTACCGCCTTGTCGAAAAAGCCGACCCAAAACCGACGCAAAAACCCACCAAGATTTCCGTCAAACCGCCCGCTGCCGTAGAAGGCATCCCGCCCCACCTGCTCGAGCGCGTCACGCAGACCTGCCTCCGTTACCAAGGCTACAGCCCCGCGCACATCGCCGACCGCTGCCGCTGGGCCAACGAGCCGCGCATCAAAGCCCCCGCCATACGAGCCCTGCTTGACAAGCTGTCCCATAATTAAAGGTAGATGCCCGATGACCAAACAATCGTAGAAGGCGACGCCGGATTCCTCGGCATGGCCTCCCGCTTGAACCCGCTCCAGTTGCAAGCGGGCATGGTCCAATACGCCGAAAACATGCGCCTCGACCGAGGCGTGGCCCAGACCCGCAAAGGCGCGAAGCGCTTGGCAGAATCCATCGGCAACATCGGCGACCCGGTAACGGTGCCATTCCAACTTGCGCCGGATCAAACCATTTCCTCCATAACTCGTGTGGGCACTGCGGCCACAGCTATTCTCACCGCGCATGGCTACGCCACGGGCGACTATGTGAACATTCGCGGAGCCGCTCAACCGCAATATAATGGGAATTTCTACATAACGGTAAGCGGCGCGAATGCAGCAAATGCCTTCACCTACACCATGACCGCCGACCCCGGCGCATCGGCCAGCGGCACGCTCCTCGCCAATCGTGGGCCGGTGATTCAAAATACCTACACCGGCGGTATCATCGGCGCTGGCATCTACAGCTCCCCACGCCTGGACAACTCAAATGAATACATCGTCCTCGCCGGGCCCAACGCCTGCTACCTGTGGCGCGACGGTGCAGCCCTGCAAACCATTTCTTATCCAACCACCGATACCATTGTGGCCGGTGATGACATCGAGATCATCCAAGCCTTTGACAAGCTCTACCTGCTCCGCACTCGGGAGGAGTCGCTCCTCCGCCTCCAGACGCTCACTCAGGCCAGCGGCACGGCCACAGCCACCACGCTGGGCACGCACCCCTACCAGACCGGCGAGGTAGTGCGTATCAGCGGAGCGGCGAATGCGGGATACCTGGCCGATTTTGAGATTACGCGTATCAGCTCGACGCAATTTTCTTTCACTGTTCCCGCTGCTACATCTGCCTCGGACACTGGGCAAATCATCACTCAGCGGGTGCAAGCCGCGCTGGTGTGGGATGGCGTGCTGGCAAATCCCTTCACCCGAGTGGCCCAAGGCTCGCATCCGCTTGGCGTCACCTACTCACGCCTGCCATCCACCAGCACGGCGACCTATCTCAACAACACGCTCATCATCGCCCGCAACCGCGATGAGTTGCTCATTTCAGATGTCTTCGATGCCGAGACCTACGATCCCGTTTCCAAATCTTTCCGCGCTAATGCAGGGAGCAACGACTACATCGTAGCTCTGCACCCCTACGCCGAAGGCCAAGTGCTCATCTTCTGCCGCAAATCCATCTGGCTTGCCACGCCTGTCTTCGGGGCGGATGGAGTAACCCTCGACGGTGGACGGTCTAGCCTGCAACTCCTCACCAACGAGGTCGGTTGCTCTGCCCGCCGCAGCATCGCCACCGCAGGCGTGTATGTCTTTTTCCTCTCGGACAATGGCGTTTACCGCCTCGACAATCAATTCGACCTCAAGCTGCGCGGATCCACGCAGACACTCTCGGACCCCATCGCCGACCTCGTAGGCGGCATCAATGCCACGACGGCGCACCTGAGCAACGGCATCTACCACGGCAACCGCTACTACCTCGCCCTTCCACTCGGCACCAGCACCCAGCCAAACAGCCTCTTTGCTTTCAACATGCTCAACCAACAATGGGAGAGCCGCGACACCTACGGATTCTCAATCGACCGTTTGCTCGTCTCGGACTACGGCACCGAACGCCGCCTCTTTGCCGCCACCACCACAGGCAAGCTCTTTCTGCTCGATGAGCAAGAGACCGGGGCGGATGACACCGCCTCCGGCCTCGGCATCAGCAATGTGGCGGGCCTCCTGCTCACCCGCCGCTATGGATTCGACGGACTCAACGCCAAGCGCCTCCTGCGGGCTAAAGCCAGCGTCGTGCTCGATGACGGTGCGGCCTGCACGCTCGATGCCGTGACCACCGACTACGACAAAGACTTTCAGATCGCCTCCCTCACGAACGCGAGCGGCTCCACCGAGGACTACACCATCAAGGCCCCGCTCCGGTGCAAGGCCACCGCCCTCGATCTCCGGTTCCGCACCTCCGCTGGCCGCCCCATCCTCCGCACCATCACCGCCGAAGCCGCCCGCTCCGGCATGTCTCCGCAAGAAACCAGAACCTTAAATTAACCAATGGCAACCGTCACCCCAGGAAAAGTTTTTACCTCCAACGAAATCGTCACCCCGGCAAACCTCAACCTGCTCGGCACGCCAACCGTGGCGCTGGCAGACAATGAGGTGACCGCCGCAAAGATCGCCGACGGTGCTGTGACCCAAGCCAAGCTCAACTCGGGCATCATTCTTGTCCCTACGGGAGCGATCATGGCATTTGCCATGAACACCGTGCCAACTGGCTGGCTGGCTGCCAATGGGAATGAGTATTCCAAGACAGGCACATACGCTGCATTATTTGCGGTGATCGGAACGACCTACGGCGAGACCAATGGTGCAGGAGGCACGGGCACGACGCATTTCCGCGTGCCCGACCTGTGCGGATATTTCGTGCGCGGGTCTGGAACAAATAGGGACGGAACGGCCTCTGGCACATTTGGACAGAAGCAAGCAGATGCAATAATCAGCCACACGCATTCTGGAACAAGTGATGGTATGGATAGAAATACAAGTCACTCTCACAACATTAAGGGGACAGGACTTGGCCAAGGCGGAACAGGATTAAACCCTGTGTTTAGTTCAAATCACACGGGCGACAATGGTTCATCAATATATGCCGCAAATATTGACCACTTGCACACCTTCACTAGCTCCAGCCAAAGCCCCCTAGGCACCACTGAGACCCGCCCCGACAACATCGCCATGTTGTATTGCATTAAAGCCTAATGACCCCCTTCGACAAAGCCATCCTCTGGCAGCGAGAGCACAGCACCGAGCCCTTCGAGGATCTCCTCGGCTGGCACCTGCGCCACGGCCTTGTCCACAGCACGCCCACCGTCTTCCTCCTCGCCCACGAAGCCCACTACTCCCCCGAGACCAACACCATGACCTACGACCTCCCTCCAAATACCTGGTTCGTCCCGCTTGCCGCCGCGACCGGGCACGCCAACCCCGTCGCCGAGTTCCTCCGCGTCGCCACCCGCCCGCATGAGTGGGCCGCCTGGTGCCGCCACAACGCCTTCCGCATCCACGCCTACCCATGGACCAAACTTGCCGCCCGCGTCGGCCTCGAAAGGGGGATAGCGTAATGGGCGGTTCATCAGCGCAAAAGCCAAAGATGCAGGCTGCTCCACCACAAGCGCAGCCCATCGACTATACCAAGCTCATGAAGCAGGGCGACACTCAAGGTGCGTCAAGCTACAAAGCGCAACTCGGCAGCCAGATCGACGCGTATGGCAAGTTGGAAACCCTGCAACTCGGCTCCGTCGATAAAGTGGCTTCCAAGCTGGATTCCTCCAACAACGCCTACACCCAACGCGCCACCGACCAACTCATCGCGGCCGAAGGACAAGCCACGGAATTAGGTTCACTGGCCAAAAGCACCACGGATTTAGCCGCCACCTCGGCTCAAGACCTCCAAGGCACCGACATCGAGCGTGAGCTCCAGCGCCAAGCCGAAGGCGACCTCGCCCTCGGCCGCAGCCTCAGCGCAGAGCAGGAACGCGCCGCCACCCAGCAAGCCCGCGCCGGCATGTCCGCCCGTGGACTCGGCACCGGCACCGGAGCCCTCGCCGCCGAAGTCCTCAACCGCGACGCCTACGCCACCGCCCGCCAAGCCGAGCGCCGCAACTTCGCCGGGAATACCAACCAAATGCTTGTCGGCAACCGAGACACCCGCCTCGGCCGCACAGGCTCACTCCTCGGCCAAGCCGCAAACACCACCCTTGCCCAAGGCAACCTGCGCTCACAGCTTGCGCAAGGCAACCTTGCTGTTGACCCATACGCCCGCGCCATTCAACCGGGGTTGGGAATGGGCTCTTCCACTCTGGGAATAACTGGCAACATGATCGGTAGCACCTACAACAACGCCAATCAAATGGCCGGAAATGTGGCGGGCGTCAACGCCACCATGCTCGATTCCCGTTGGAACACGGTGCAGAACAACAACGCCTCCCTGCAAGGTTCCTATATGCAAGCTCGTGCCACCGACAACGCTGCCGGTATGGGTCTTCAAGGAGCCGCTATGGGAGCCAGCGCCGTGATCGGAGCCGCTGCCGCTGCCTGCTGGATTGCCCGGGCGGCATTCGGCACAGAGACTGCCCGCTGGCAACGCTACCGCCGCATTATGCTGCACAGCGCCAGCGACCGCGTGTTGCGCTTTTACTGCCAGCACGGACAAGCTATTGCTGCTCGCATCACCACCCCCCTACGCCGCCTCCTCGCCCGCATCACGCTCCGCAGCATGGAACTCGCATGGTCGTAACCAAGCACAGACTAGACGGAGCCCACCGCGCCTGCACGCCCGAGGACACTCTGGCCCGCATGCGCCCGCATTTCCACGCCGCAGGCATTACCCGCCTCGCCGAGATCACCGGCCTCGACCGCATCGGCGTCTGTGTGGCTCAGTGCATACGGCCCGACGCTATTGTGCTGGCGGTGGATAGCGGCAAAGGCGCAACCCCTGCCGCCGCTAAATGCAGTGCCATGATGGAAGGCTTTGAGCGCCATGTCGGCGAGACCGCTCCCGTGCGGACCATGTTTGCCACCGCTGCGCAACTCGGCCACGCCGTCGAGACTCGGCTGCCGCTCCTCCTCGGCGCCGTCATCGACCCCACTATGCCCATGTATTGGGCGGAAGCCCGAGGCATCCGCAGCGCCCGCCCTGCCCATGTGCCAGCGTGCGCCATCTCCCTGCAAGCCCGCCACCCCGCAGGCCATCCCCTCGCAGCCACCCCTTTTGCAAGCACCAGCAATGGCCTCTCCTCTGGAAATACCTACGCTGAAGCCGTCTGTGGAGGTCTCTACGAGTGCATCGAGCGGGATGCCACGGCCATTGCCCAGGAGCGCCCCGCCTCGGCTCCTCGCGTGGACCTCGACTCCATTACCGACGCCACCGTAGCCCGGCTCGTCCGCACCATCCGCGATGCAGACATCACCCCCGTGCTGCTTGATGTGACCAGCGACATCGGCGTGCCCACTTACATCTGCTACCTCATCGACTGCGAATCCGGCCATGGCCTGCACAAAGGCTACGCTTCCCATCTCGATCCCGCCGTAGCTCAAGCCCGCGCCCTCACCGAGACCGTGCAAGCCCGCGCCGTGTGGATCGCTGGGAGCCGCGACGATTTCCTGCACGAACGCTACGAGCGCGTCAAAGCCGCCGACAACGCCGCCTTTCTCGCCGACTGTTACCGCCGCCCCACCATCTCGGCAAACGCCCACGCCGACCGCTCCAGCGATACCTTTGAGCAGGACATCGACACCCTCTGTGCCGCACTCGACGCCGCAGGCATCCCCGAGCCGCTCGTCTATGAGTTCACCCACGACTACCCGTGCTCTGTGGTGAGAGTCATTGTGCCCACGCTCGAAGGCTACAAGTTCGACTACTCCCAGCCCGGCCGCCGCGCCCTCGCCGCCAAATGAAAATCTTCCTCGGTCCCACACGCCCAGCCAATATCCCCGCCGAGGCCGACCTCCGCCCCCCCGCGCAGCAAGGCGACATCGCCGCCGCCGCCCTTGAAGGCCCAGACACCCTCATCCTCATCGACGGCCTCTTCCACCAAAGCCTCGCCCCCTGGCATAAGGAAATCCTCTTTGCCATTGAGCAGGGATGCCGCGTCATCGGCGCAGGCAGCCTCGGCGCACTCCGCGCTGTGGAATGCGCCCGCTACGGAGCCGAGCCCGTCGGCATCATCGCCGGGTGGTATGCCGAGGAATCCTGCACCGACGATGCGGATGTCGCCCTCGCTCACGCCTGCGCCGAAGACGGCTACCGACCACTCTCCATCCCCCTCGTCAACCTCCGCGCCACAGCAGAAGCTCACATAGACGAAGCAGGCCACATCCTCGCCACCGCCCGCGCCATCTACTACCCCGAGCGCACTTGGCAACGCCTCCGCCGCGACCTCGGCGATGTGGTGGACATCCTGCAAGCCCGCTACATAGACCAGAAAGCCCTCGACGCCGCTGCTGCCATCGACCACGCCCGCCATGTCATGTCACCCAAGTCACATGACACGCCCCGCCACATCCACACCGCACACCTCAACGGCCTCCTCACCAACGACCTCCCCGTAGGAGACGGCAAACGCCTGCACCACTGCGTCAACCCAGCCGACCGCGACGCCACCACCGACCTCCTGCTCCTCGAGCAATTTGCCAACCACCTTGGCATCGTCGCCACCCCCGCCCACATCCACGCTGCAAGCACCCGCATCTGGCACCGCCTCGGCATCACCACCCCCGAAGCCGCCGAAGCCTGGATGTCCACCCACAAATGGACCGACGCCCAATGGTTCCGCCACGCCCAACTCGAAGCCCTCCGCCAATCCCTCCGCGATTGGCATAACGCCACCGGAGCCAACATGGACACCGTCTCCCTCACCCTCAACCACCAACTCCTGACCCCCCATGCAATATAACCCCACACCCGACCGATCCGCCGAGATCCTCGCCAACGCAGGCAACAACGCCTCCCAGATCACCGCCCAAGGGAACGCCAACCTCCAGAACTCCCTCACCTCCTCGTTCAACACCGTCATGGGCATGGTGAATAAACGCGTCGAACAGAACCAGCAAGACAACGCCAAGATGCAGCAATCCATGGCATCCGGCCAAGCCATGATGAGCCTCTCCGACAACTACGGAGAGCAGGGCCAGAAATTCAAAACCTCCCTCGCTAAAGCCCTCGAAGACACCAAGGGAAACGCCAACAAAATGTCCGGCGCAGTCATGGCTCACACCGCCGAGTTTGAAAACATGCAGAAGCAGCAGACTGCTGCGAAAACATACGAAGCTCTCGGCAAAGCCTACGCAGGCAAGGCCGCTGCGACCGCAGCCGCAAAAGCAGCGCAGCCCGACAAGATGAACGCCGAGACGATCCGCTCCTATGCGCGGGACGCGGCTGCCCAAGGTGCGACGCAAGATCAGATCAAGGCCGGGCTTTTAAATGGTTTTGGCCAATGGGCCGTTGATGCTGTGTTTCCACAACCGAAATCAAATTTTTGGGGGCCGTAGTATAATAAACGCCCATGGCTCAAAACCCCCTTCTGGACATCATCCGTTCCTCTGGCTCGTCTCCACGCTCAGAGGCACTCGCTATCGCCAACTCCACCCCGCTGCCTGAGCAGGGAGAGGTGCCGTATCCGCAATCCGATCTCGTCGGTGCGTTGGATAGCATGGACCTTACGGGAGACGCGCCGCAGGATGTTGCGTCAAGCGAGCCGCCTGCCGAGCCCGCACCGACGCCGAAGGGCAATCCCCTCATGGACATCATCAGAGGCAACGCGCCTACTGCGCCGACATTACCGAAGGGCAATCCCCTCCTCGATGTGATCCAAGCAAACGAAGCCGCCACCCAGCAAGCCGTCGCCGAGGCCACCACGCCCACCGAGAATCTCCCCGTCCTCAAGTCCGACCTCGCCAATGCCCTTGGCGTGCTCGATTACCGCGACCCCGAGGAGGGCCAGCGCCGCCAGCAGGCCGCCGCCCTGGGCGAGATCCTCGGCCTGCCGGAATACGAGAAAGTCCAACTCGGAGCCGCCCCGGTGAACGCCGATGGCACCGTCACCATCCGCCGCGCCCAGGCTGTAAGCCCCGAGGCCAATGCCGCCGCCGCCAAGCAGCTTGCAAATATGCAAACGATGGCCGCTGGGGAAATGCTCGTCGAAGAATCTCCCAAGGAAGTCGGCACCCTCCAAGGAATAGCCAACGCCGCGCAGAATGCTTTCGACTCCGCCCGCCAAGCCCTCATGGCCACCGATGGTCTCGATGAGAACGACGCCTCGCAGATCGCCCGCATCGAATACAACAAAGCCGCCCGCCGTGTCGCCCCAGGCTACGCCGCCTACCAGCAAGCCGAAGGCTGGGATGCCGTCAAAGCCTTTGCCAAAAATCCCTTTGAGGTTACGGCAAATATCATCACCGAAGGGCTTGCTGGAAGCTGGCCCGCCCTCGCAGGCGGCCTTGCCACAGGTGGTGCCACTGCGCTTGCGGTCGGTGCCGCTGGATCGGTTGTGCCAGGCGTGGGTAATGTCATCGGCGCAGGCGGAGGATTCACCGCAGGCATGGTCGGAGGCACAGCCGCCGGTTCCTTTGCCACAGAATACGGCAGCAAAATCCTCGAAGAATTGCAGACCGCCGGGATGAATCCCAAAAACCCCGAGAGCATCGCCAAATTCTTCAGCAACGAAACGCTCATGGCCGAAGCCAAAGACGCCGCCCTCAAGCGAGGAGTTCCCGTCGCCGCCTTCGACGCCCTCTCCGCAGGCATCGCCGGGCGAGTCGGCTCAGTCTTCCGCGCCGCCGCCAAGACCCCTGTCCGCCTCGCCGTCACAGAAGGAGTCATCCAAGGAGGGCTCGGAGGAGCAGGCGAGGTAGCCGGATCCGTCGCCGCCGGAGACCCAGTAAACCCCAAGGCCGTCTTCGGAGAAGTCATCGGCGAAGTCGGACCAGCCGCCATCGAGATCGCCGCCGGACGCCAAGCCGCAGCCCCCGCCGAAGTCCCGCAAAACTTCACCCCTATTTCCTCCCCGGCACCATCCGCCCCCACCGGCCAAGCCCCGCGCACCCTCGGCCAAGTCCGCGCTCCCGAAATCCCCATCGACCAGACCGCCCTCGATGAAGCATTCGGCTCGACCTTCGCCCCGCCGCCTGCGGTATCAAATGATACCTTCGCCCCGCCTGCCGCAGTTAACCCACAGGTTAACCCTGCGCCTGCTCCGGTGAACACTACCCTGCCAACGGACGCTCTCCCTACCGAGACCCCCGGCGCAACCTATGGCCGCGAAGCAGAAATCTACGACGCCTTTGCCAATGTCCGCCGCACACCGCTCACCGATCTTTCCCCTGCCGCCTCTGCCTCAGTGGCAAGCGCACCCATAGCGCCTGAACCAACAGGCTCACCCGAAGTGATCAGCGGGGAGGGGACATCTATTCCGACTCCATTTGACTTTGAGCGAGCATCGGTGTATGCAACCTCAGGCGGAGCTAAAGACCTCCAGCAAGCAAGCAATGGAATATCCTCAACCTTGGCACAGATACGAGACAAGCGATTGGCCTCACCTTACCAAAGTGATTTCAAGGCTGAACTCTTTGCGCAAACGGAAGGGATTACCTCAAATCCTAGCTACGCAGCCGCCGGAATCAAGTCGCCTGACGCCGGATCCAGTGAAGTATCAGAGCAAGACTACGACCGCCTTGTAGAAGAAGGATTGCAAGGCAACTGGCAATCTCTTGCCGGAGCCATAGCAATGCGTGGCAAGGCATCGTCTATTTTTCCAGATCTTGTAGATGGGAAAATCCCTGTTTGGAACATTGTTGGAACCCAAATTGCAGCTCCTGCCGACCTTGTAGCAACACTGCTTCCGCTCAGATCGCCTTATGTGGAAAGCATTAAAGTGGCGGTCCTTGATTCCAAGGATAAGGTTGTATCCAGCGAGGTTGTAAGTGTTGGAACAATCAATGAGGGAATTTTGCATGCGCGTGAATTAACTCGTTCGCTTGCACGAGTCAGGAAGAATACAAAGCAAAACTTCAATAGAATTGTTATTTCCCACAACCATCCAAGCGGAGATCCTACGCCAAGCGGTGCTGATTTAAATATCACCCGAAGATTAGACGAGGCTGCAAATGCAATGGGCTTTGAGGTTGTTGATCATGTCATCACCAACGGAACAAAGTTTTACTCATTTAAATTAGGGTTTAATGGAGACAACAGTGTTTTTACTGGTGACAGCAGCTTCAATTTAACCAGTAAAGGTATCGGCCCTGAAGCTGTGGATGTCTCTATACCTTCCAAGCCAGCTCCTATTTTTGAACCCACTAAAGCAAAGTGGGAGCGTGTAGGGAGAGCGACGCTCCCTTACATGGACAAACAAGAAACATCTGACGAACTCCTTTCTGTGCTTAAACAGGGAGATCCTAACGCTGGTCATATTCTCTACCTAAATACAAAACTACGCCTTACCGCTGTAGAGCGTATCCCAAATGTTAGTTCATACGAAAACGATCCAAGTAAATTAGTAGAGCTTAAGCGTCGGATCATGGAAACAGCGGCGCTTGATGGCGCGTATGGTTTTATATTCCACACGCCAGAAAAGGGGGGTCGATCTGAATTGCTGAAGCAGTTGACTTTGTTCTCAAGGCAAGCCCAACTCCCAATGCTTGATTACGCGGCAACGGATCCAAATAATCCTGACCTTTTTTATAGTGCAAAATCTGAAGGCTTGCTCATGGAAGAGGGCCCTCAGTTTTTAAACGAGCAACCTGGCACTGGCCCCAAGCCCCGCAAGTTCGGCCAATCCCTCCAAGCCGCTCCCGGCGTTGCGCCCGAAGTCAAATCCCGCCTCACCTCGCTGGACTACGATCCCGTCTCGAACGCCCAAACCCTCGCCAACGCCCGAGCCCGCATCGACTCGGCAGGCAGCATCGACACCGCTTTCACCGACCTCATGGGCAAGCCCGCCATCGAAGGCTGGCAGCCCACCGCCGAGGATTACGCCACTGGCATGGAACTCATGGCGCAACTCCAAAACCGAAACCGCCATGCCGATGCCGCCTCCATCGCCAACATGATGGCCACCCGCGCCACCGACCAAGGCCGCGCCATCCAAGCCCTCTCAATGATTGGCCGCCTCGGGCCGCAAGGCATCGAGCTTTTCGCCCAGAGCCAACTTCAAGCCGCCGCCACCAAGCCCGCCAAGACCGACAAGCAGAAGGCCGATATACAAGCCAAGATCACCGAGGCCGGGCAGTTGCAAGGCGAGGTGGACAAGCTCCGCCGCGACTCCACCACCGCCGCCATCGTCGGCAATAAAGACCTCATCAAATCCTCGCTCCCCGCCGGAGTCGATGCCGTGCAAGTCAACATCGCCATCCGCGAAGCCATCCTCGGCGCACCCACGCCGCTTGCCGCCCAAGCCGCCACTTCCTCCATCCTCACCGGCCAAGGTCTTTCAGACAAAGGAGCCGCCCGCATCTCCGGCAGCATCGTCCGCGATTTCCTCAAGACCACGCAAGACACCCGCGCCAAAGTCCTCCAAGACCTCCTCGCCACCGCCGATTCCGACCGACGCCTGGATAAATCCAAGCTCGGCTCCCTCATCCGCCTCAACCGCGAAGGCAAGCTCACCGATGCCAGCCTCCACGCAGGCATGGCCAAGATGCTTGGCATCCCGCACTGGAGCGCCGAGCACAGCGCCAAGGTCCGCCGCATCCTCGCCCAGCACGAGAAAGCCACCGACCCCCGCATCAAGCTCGTCAAAGCCGCCGAAGCCCTCGATGTCGTTTACCGCGACTTCATGCCGCCAGGCTTCCTCGATAAAGTGGACGCCATCCAGACCATTGCCATGCTGCTGAATCCCAAAACGGTAATCCGAAATGTGGTTGGCAACACACTCATGGCAACCGCCGATCTCACTGCCGATACCGTCTCCGTGCCGATGGATGCCTTGGTTTCCCTGGGCACCGGCGAGCGCACCCGCACAGGGCTTTCACTCGGTGAACGCATGATGGGTCTCGGAGCCGGAGTAGGCGACATCAAAGCAGGCTACGACTTCGCCCGCTCGGAAGGCCGTGGCCGCATGGGAAGCATCGCTGAGGGCGTCGATACGCTGGTCCGCCTCGGCCGCCTGCAATCCTCGGGCAAATACAACGCCTCCGACATCTCCGCCCTTAGCGGCCCCACCTTCACCGCTCCCGTCCTTCGCCAACTGGAATCCACTCTCGGCCTCGTCCTCTCTATCTCAGACCGTGGCTTCTACGAATCCGCCTTCCGTTCCAGCCTCGACACCCGCATGAAAGCTGCCGCCGCAAATGGCAACCCCATGCTCGCGCCCGATACCGACATGGTGACAGCCGCCCGCATGGATGCTGGCCGAGCCATTTACCAAGACCCCAATGTCGCCAGCCGCACACTCAGCGGGCTCCGCCGCGTCCTCAATTTCAATCAACGCTGGGGCATCGGCTCCCTCCTGATGAAATTTACCCAAGTCCCCGGCTCGATTCTCACCCGCGCCGTGGAATTTTCCCCGCTTGGATTCATCAACACCGCCTACCAAAGCCTCGCGCCGATGCTCTCCAGCTCCCGCGAGTTCGACCAGAAAGCCTTCACTGACTCCTTCTCCCGCGCCCTCGTCGGCACCACCGGCCTTGTCGCCACCGGCTACTGGCTCGCCCATCTCGGCATCATCTCCGCTGGTGGAGACGCCAAAGACGAAGACAAGCGAAACCTCAACCGCGCCATGGGCTGGGGATCCTACAAACTCAACACCAGCGCCCTCAAACGCGCCCTCATGACCGGCAACTTTTGGACCCCTCAGAAACAACAGCGCGACGACATGGTGATCGGCTACGATTGGGCACAGCCCCTCTCCATCGGCGTCGCCATGGGTGCCTACTCCCGCGAGAATCAAGAAGCCATCAAGCAAGACATACTCCAAGGCAAGAAGCAAAGCCTTGCCGCCACCGGCCTCAACTGGCTCGCCTACGCAGGCGGCGCAGCCACCGGAGCCATGAACTCCCTCGTCGAGCAACCCCTCCTCACCGGCCTCAATCAATTCGCCCGAGATGTCGGCTACGACAACATCCCCGGCGCTCTCCTCAAAACCGCCGCCGACGCCCCCGGCACCTTCATCCCCACCGCCGCAAGGCAATGGATGCAACTCACCGACAACGCCGCCCGCGAAACCCGCGACAGCTCCCCGGCTCGGCAATTCATCAACGAACTCAAAGCCCAGCTCCCCGGCCAAAGCCAAACCCTCCCGCAGAAATACGACATCACCGGCCAACCCATCGAGCGTTGGGCCAAGGACAGCAACACGCTCTTCAATGTGCTCTTCAACCCCTCGATGGTCTCCTACATCAAAGGCAGCCCTGCGCTCACCGAAATGAGCAAGGTTTACAAATACACCGCCGAGGCCGGAGCCATCCCAAACCAAGTCAAACCGGAGTTCACCGTCGAAGGCGTCAAAGTCCGCCTCACCTCCGAAGAGATCAGCGCCATGCAGAAAGACATGGGAGCCCTCAGCATCGCCGCGCTGGAGAAGTTCGTCCTCTCCGATCCCCGCTACGACAAAGCCACATGGGACATCAAAGCCAAAGCCATGACCCGCGCCCTGGAGAAAGCCGCCACCGCCGCCAAATACCGCATCCTCCTCGCCCGCCCCGACCTCAAAGACCGCGCCAAGCAGGAATACGACGCCGCCATAGCCAACCGAAATTCGACCCAAGCCGACATGCTCGCCCCAACTGGGCCGTGATTTTTGCACACCCCCTCGGCCAGATTTTTCCAGCGCCGAGGGGAATTACAGCGGTTTCGGGCGGTCCAGCAGGCCGAAGTAGTGGGCCTCCACCACGGCGATGCTATCCCGCAGGAGCTTCGCAGCGGTTTCGATCCCATTGCGCTCGACAATGGCAGAGCCAAATTCTTTCCGTAGGTTGTAAGCTCCCTTGCTGCCGTCGGGAATAAACCGCCGCACAAATTCATTGATGTCGTAGTGAGTGAGGTTGTAGGCGTCCGTTTCGCTTGTCCTGGGGATCACATAGTCCCCATCCTGGCCGAGCACAGCACGAATCAAACGCATAAGACGGGGATTAAACGGCACGCGGCCATACTTGCCATTCTTCGATTTCCAATTATCCCGCCTAATCATGGCAATCTCAACCGACTTGTCGTCTTTAAATTCAACCCATTTCCATTCCAGCTTCTCGACCTCGCTATTTCTCAGGCCCGCCTTGCGCATCAGCCAGTAAATCGCCCACACACGCGGGTTGGCCTTGCGCAGCGGGATCCTCGCCGCCCGATCCATCGCCCGCATCACTTGCCGATTTACAGGATCATAGCTCTGGTCTGGAGCCGCACCGCCCGACACCTTGTAAAACTCATCAAGGTTCGGGAGTTTGATTTCTTTGAAAATGTGCATCCGGCGCTGGGCTACCACTTGACGCACAGCCTGGACATCGGAGCGGGTCCCGCTCTCCGACTTGCCCGCCTTTATCTTGGCATCAATCCAAGACCGCATCGCCTCCGGCGTCAGCACAAGATGAGTCGAAACCTCGCGCCAATCCGCCTTGCCGCTCACCGCCCGCACATAAGCGCCAAATCTCGAAACCGCCTTGGCCTTCGACTTCTCAGGCCCATGCAGCTCGAACAAATCCGCCACCTCCCCACACTTCGCATAGCCCGGCCGCTTCACGACCGCCGCAAGCTGGTGCTCATCCTTCGAGCGCAGCGCCGCCGCCAGCTTCTCAGCCGCCCGCATCGCCTCCTTGCGCCCCGCCTCCGTGTGCTTAGTCACGCCGGTGGAAAACTTCTTTGGCTGGCCATCAATCTGCACGCGGTAATACCAAGCCGGATGCCGCCCCGCCTCCTCCCGCCAATAAACCGAAACCTCGTTATGCCGTCTCATATCGCGGGGACAACCTTAAGCGGGGACAACTTTGGGGTCAACTGGGACGCGAAAATACAGCAATGCTGACGATGCTGGTCATGCAACAGCAAACCTGACAAATCCCGCAGAAGCAGGCTGGAAGAGGGTTTGCAGAGAGAGGGGGAGTGCAGCCATGAGGAGTCGAACCTCAAACCTTCTGATCCGTAGGTAGTCATTGTTTTATTGGTAATCATGGGGTTATTGGAAAGGGGGACAACTTTGGGGACGGGTGGGGTTTAACCTTCTGAGTGTGGTTAGAAGCTTTCATTCAATAAGTTACGCTTGATTTTTGAGTTTTTGGCGTCATGATTTGATTTAGCGGCGTTCTTCGTCGGTGGGTTCTTCGGGGCGGCCGGTGGCTTGGTTGAGTTGTTGGCGGATCCAGGCGCTGAGGCGTTGGGGGTGGGCGGCGCGGATCCAGGCGCTCTTTTCTTCGGGCCAGCAGAAGAATTGGATTTTGGCGGTCATGTTTTCCAAGTCGGGGTTGCGGGCGTTGTGGCGGTTGTTGGCGTTGCCGTGTGGTTCGATGTCGGGTGTCATTGATTAAATGGGATGGGATGTTTCAAAAGGATTTTCTCGGCGGCGCGGATGGCTTGGGCGAGGTAGTCGAGGTTTGCGGCGAAGGTGTCGGGGTTTTTAATGTCGCTCAAGACCAGTTTTGCGGTGTCGGTGAGCAGCGCCAAGGCGTTGTAAAGTTTGAGGGTTTCCATGGTTTCGGTGCCGGATACCGTCCGGCGCGGGTTTTTGTGCCGGTTGCCGACCGACTCGGGCGGGCCGTTGGTGGCCTGCGGAAATGAACCTACGGAGGTTCAGAATGGAATGCAAAAATTATTTTTATTTTTTTGAAATTATTTTTTCAGAAAATGCTTGACGCTCGCCAAAGCTGCTAGAATGAGGCTTGGCAAATGATGGGCATCATTGCAGCAAGGAGAGGGGGAGCTATTCTTCGCTTTCCTGATTGTCTGCGCCGAGACCGAGTTCGCGTTGCCCGCCGTTGAAAAATGCAATATCAAAGCCGTCGCCGAGTTTGATGGTTTTGAATTTTCCGGTGCCTTCGTTTTCCATCATTTTTCCAAATTCGTAGAATGTAGCGGAATCGTCGGTGATGACATAAGCGGATTCTTTGACGGCGGCTTGACCGAGGATTTTGACATCGTCTTTGAGCGCGTCGCGATTTTGGGTGTGCTGGATGCCGCGTTTAAAGTTCAAGGCTGCTGCTTGCTTGGCGTCGTCCCAATTAAATGGCAGCACGACACAACTGCGCAGGATTGCGACCGGGATTTCTTGTTTCAAGCAAAACTCGGAAACGACGATGGTTGGAAGGTAGATGGGGATCGCGTTTTCGGTGAAGTGGATCCAATAGCGTCTGGCAACGGCATGGTTGTGCCGGTGGCTGTCTGCGAGGGTGATCAGGAAGCTGGTATCGAGGACGACTCCTGCAGGCATTTTAGGCTGTGGCTCCTCTCAATTCCCGCACCCAGGCGGCGGCGTCTGGGATATCGGCCCAAGCTTTGGTGCCGTCGGCTACAAACATATCCAAGGCGGATTCATCGAACCCGGGTTGGTAGTCTTCAAATGAAATCAACCTGAGATTGCGAAGCTCGCCGGTCTTAAAATGTTGGTCGGCGTGGACTCGCAGGAGCGCTTTGTGGTATAGCCTGTTGTTCCCTCTCAAATAACTTTGGTTTGACCCGATGACTACTGTTTGCCTGGATTCTTCGAGCCGAAGATGGACATTGGCTTTCTGCGCGCCGCCGATGCTCATGATGGTGCCGAAGAGATATTTTTCCACTTTGACCCAGGGTGCGATCTGGCCGATGCGATAGTCTGTTTTTACGGAAAATTCAACTGGGCCGACTGGAAATCCGGAGGGGCGGATCGCGTAGCGCAGCTCGGGATTTGATTTGGACCGGGCTTGCCATTTCTGGACGATCTCTGCGCGTTTGGGATCGATCTCGCCGAGGGCGTCTTGGCGCTGGAGGCTCTGCAGATCGGGCGCAATGGCGGCTTGTAAGAAGATTGGTAGCGCGGCGATGAGTTTGTAGGAGCCTTCCGCGATGGTGACATGGACTTGGTCTACTTTGAGATGCTCTGAGCCGGAAAGGAAATCCTGAACCTGCTGGTTAAACTCGTTGAACCGCGAGAGTCCGATAGTGGCCGGGGTGATCTCTTGCCCTTCCACTCGGTCTTTCAAGACAAATTCAATGGCGGTTTCTTGGTCCATGGATTTTATGCAATATGGTTGATTTTAGTATCAGGAACAAGTGGCCTTTTCTTTTATGGCTGGTGGCTATGGAAATTTTGCGAGCGGTTTTTTCTTTTCGTATCCCCAGTAAAGTTCTTGGACGGGGGAAATGATGGCGATGCGTTGCGGGGGCATTTCGTTGGTTAGGAATATTTCTGCGGCATGGTCGCCATTGCGCCAGCGGGCGCGGAAGATGTGACTGAGTGCGCCGGTGTCGGGCCAGCGTGGGCGGCCGCTTGCGGTGAGGTCTGGCCGGATTTTTAGCGTGACGGGGGCAGCGCCCAGGACATTGCCATTCCAATCGACGATGCCGCCGGGCGGGCTGGTTTCAATCAGGATCTCCATGGGCTGCGCCACTGGCAAGGCTCGCGGAGCAAATGTCTCGCGAGGGTCAGGACTGGCGCATGAGGCAAGGACGAGGGCGAGCAGAAAGAGTAAGATTTTCATTTTTGCTTTTTTAAAATGGCTTCGTATTCTTTTTCATGCCGCTCGTGTCTGGCTTTTCGATACCATTCAAATTCGGAGTAGTAGATTTCCTCTTCAAGATCGCTGCGTAGCTTTTTGTTTTTTTGCATGAGGGGGTAAATGACAAGAGCTATTAATATGGAGTTACTTAAAATAAATCCTTCTGCCATTAAATTGTCTCCCATGCCAAAAATCGCTGCAGCGCAGAGCTGAACTCCACAAATTGTTATGACGAGAAAAATATTAAATGATGTTTCGTTTATGCAGCGCTTCAAAAACCAGACAGAAATAAAACCAACAAAACACCCGACCAAATCAAACTTGGACAAACCTGCGGCGGTAATTATTGAAAGGATGAGCCAGCTTATCCAAGTAAGCAATTTTCTATACCAAGGGGGCTCCTCAAAATAATCCATATGCGAGTCAAGAAGTGAGGTCGTGGATCTGGCCTATCCAGCCGGGTGGGAGCTTTTGGTCGTAGCTGTTGAGGACGTAGAATCGAAACTCGCGGACGCTCTCAGGGTCTTGACACCAGCAGGGTCGGGCTGGCTCTTGGGAAGAGCTTTTCCCGGTGCGAGTCTTTCAATCAGGAAGGCTTCGAGGTCGCGCATGTCGGCTTCGGTGAGGGAGCGGTCGCCGTTTGCTCGGTAGGTGCGGACAAACCATTCGCACGCCTGCTCTACGACATTGTTGCGGGTGATGTTGAGGCCGGTATTTGCGGCGATTTCGTCGAGCAATGTAATGACCTCCTCGGGGAGTCGGATCGAGAAATTGCGTTTGGTTTTTTCCTGTTTCACAAGTGGCAATGTAACACAAATAAAATTTTTGCAATTTTTTTGTTGCTGGTTCGGTAAATTTGTAACATAAATTTACCCGAAATGAAAACATTCAGCATTCGCATACCGAACGATCTCCATCGGGAAATAGCCCGCATGGCTGATGAACAGGGCCTCAAGCCCGGACAAGTGATCAGGTCTTTCCTGATCCGATTGGTAAAATCTAAGCAGCAAGAGGAGGGCAAAATATGAGTGAGGGATTTCTTTTCCGCAGCGAGGGAATGTGGCTGACCTGGGCGTCGTGCCTGACGTTGGCCAAGACGGGAGATTATGCTTTAGCAAAGGGGTGGTATGGGGGCTTCAGTATGCTCCGCCGCCTCTTGAGGAGTAATCCTCATCGGTATTGCGCCCGCATTTTTCGCAGCGATGACTGCCATCTGGTTGACGGATGGATATGCCGGGCGGATAGGCGCAGCGACATAGGTCGTAGCCGAGTGACTGAGCGGCTTGTGACTTGGCTATGGCAAGCTCTTCTTCGGCCTGCCGCAATGCTTGCTGGAGTGCTTCTCGATCTGCGGGCCGTGGCAACAAGTCTCGAGCTGCCCGGAGTATGCCAAGGGCTTTTTCAACACAGAGGAACCATTCTGCGGGGTTGTCTGCCATGGGGGGATAAAACCAAGGTGCAAGAAACTGCGCAAGCGCAAACGGAGGGCCAGATATGAGCGCTGGTTTTATTTTACCAGGGCGAAAAGAGAAACAGCCAGAGAAAGGATGGAGATGGCTATGGCAATCCAGTTTTGGACGCGGGATACAGCGTTTTTTCTCCGCTCAATCTCATAACGATGAACAAGACCGGGATGGGAATCGGGTTTATATCCGGCAGCATCCCGCAGAAGCTGGGCAGTATTCTTATTCTGAATTGTGGAAAGAAGGTCGTCTTCTGACATCGGAGGAACTGGATCAGATCGAGGGCCGGGTGAGAAAAGTGGCTAAGACCGTGCTGTGGCATGACTGCGTGCCATTGGATGACCTCTCGGACATGGGGACTCTCTGCGTGTGGGATGTGCCTCGCCTCATGGGAATGATCTCGGTGTTGTCGCAATCGAGCAAGAATGAGGGTTTCCGTCAAGCTCAGGAGGGCCAGATATGAGCGAGCGAATCTTTTCTCTCGAGCGAATCGACACGCTCAAAACCAGCCTTCAAGTCAGCGCAAGCTCCGTCGAGGAGGCTTTCCAAAAGGCCCGAAATGGAGAGGCAACGGAAATCGCTGACTCGAACAACACGGAATATCTCATCCGAGACTACCCGCAGGATCAGCCATTACAGGGCCATTTGCCGCCTTGTAATATGTCAGATTCAATTTTGAGGCGCATGGGTTCGGATGGCTCCACCAACACACAAGTGCAATTAGCGCCATGAGAATCAAAGCACTCTTCTTTGTGATGGTCGGTGTGACGCTGAGCCATATTTCCAGTTTGTCCTACATAGATGTTGGTGTGGGTGCCTTTGCCGTTTGCTCCAATAACGCGCTTGGTAAGCAGATAGACTGCGCCAACCTCTTTCCACGAGGTGTTACGCGGATAAACTTCGAATTGATATTTGGTTCCAGATTTACCGGCAACTGTGTAGTCAGCGATTTTTGGCATAGTTTTAAGGATTATTTTTTAAACGACTGGGACAGCACCTATTGGAATGCAGTCAAGTCTGCAAGAGTGTTGACTCGGTTGACTGCTGAATGTCAAGCACAGGAGGGCCAGATATGAGCCGCCTTTTTTTGTGCAGAGCGATGGATCCGCTGCGCGGTCCATTTGGCGACTATGTGAGGGCGTCGAGCCGGGAGGCAGCACGCCGCCGTTTTTTTGAAATTTTCGGGCTTAGGCCGTTTTCCGTGGAGGTGGACAAATGAACACTCCCGACGCGATTCATTACATTACATGGACCTGGGAGGCGCTCTGTGCCCTCGGTCCTGCGGCTTTTTTGGCAATCCTGGCTTGGAGGATCGGAGAATGATCGAGCAACATTATTCACCGGCGCAGCTCTGCAAACTTTTGAGCCTGTCGAGGTCGGCGGTTCAGTCGAGGCTGTATGACGGGACTTTTCCTCATGTCCGCCTGGGGGATCGCATTTTGATCCCTGAATCGAGCATCAAGCGCGTGCTCGAAGAAGGCCGGATCGGTGGCTCGGTGTATCTCCGCCCTGGTCGCAAACCGTGGGCCGCGTCGCTCACTTAGCGCCGCTTTTTTTTCTTTTTTATGGAATCCACCCCTTTGCAATCCATGAAGGCCGCCGAGTCTGCCGCGCCTTTTCTTTTTAATTTTGAGGAATTGAGTGCCGAGAAGCTGGAAGGCGTCGGGGAGTTCACCGGTGAGCGGTTGCTTGCCCGCCGGCCGGATGCCTACCAGGCGATTATTCGGATGAGCGCCGAGGGGCTGAGTATTTCCGCCCAGGCTCGGGCGCTTGGGGTGAGTCGAAACACGGTTTGCGCCGTGAGAGATCGGGAAGGGTTTTCTATAGAGCAAGATAAAAAGGATTTATTGCGGGATGTTCGGCGGGCTGCCCGGCTTTCGGTGGAGAGGGCCATCGAACTGGTGCCTTGTATCCAGAACGCCAAGGACGCGGCCATCGTTGCGGCCGTGATGGTGGACAAGATGCAGCTCCTCAGCGGTGAGGCAACAAGCCGAGTGGAGAAGGTAGAGGTTAGCCAGGACAAGCTGGCGGAGATGCTGGCCTCGCTGCCAGTCCTCGAAGCTGAGGTGCTGCCGCTAACCGGTCCACACGGGAGCGGGTCGGGACAAAAGGGGCCGGACGGATCGGGCGGATTGGACGGATCGGGGAGCGCTGCCGGGCTGGTCTCTGATATCGAATCAGAAGTCTTTAACTACGCAGAAGGCAAGAGGGTCGCCACTTTGGACACCACTAGCGCCGCCCAGCCGGTCGAGGCCGACGCCCGGCGGGTCGATCAGGACGGGGGGAGGGGGTCTGGATTTTTGGACACCCCCCCTATGACACCCACTGATTTGGGTGAGCAGAAAATTTTATGCAAAGGGGCCTCTTCGTCGCAGGAGGCCGCTGAGGAGCTTTCAACTAACTAACCTATGTCTGATCCAAAAAATAAAAAAAACGCGGCGGCGGCCGCTGCTGTGACTCTGGAGCCTACGAAGGTGAAGGTGTATCGCCCTACACCTAATCGCTACCTGATGCAAGTTCAGATTCCTACGGGCGATGCTGGCACGATGCGCGTGGCGCTCATGCGCGTAAAGGACAGCAGGTTCTACCGCCCTGGCGAGATGATCCCCGCGATGCCCGGAGAGCGGGACATCTGGATGCCCCTCAAACAACGGTTCTCTCCTCAAATTGGCACTTTATGAAAAAAACAACAACCCTGTATCAAAATGCGGCTGTGAGCGTTGCGCTTTATCGTCGTTTTCTTGAGCAAAAAAAAACGGCCCCGAAAAAATGAAATTGACCACAGAGGACACAGAGAACACGGAGGTGGTGATGGCAAAGATCAAGCTGCCGGTTTCCGTGAAGGATTTTGCCGACATTGCAGAAGCCTTGGGCAAAAGCGCAAAAGCTGATGGAAGGAATGCGTTTACGCGCCAAGTCGGAGATTGCGTTGAGATTTATTCGGTTCCTGACGCGAGGGAGGTAAAATGAAAATAACCACAGAGGACACAGAGGACACAGAGATGGAGTGGCGGGATGCTTCAGTGACGCTTCCTGACGATGGCTACACGGTCATCATCCACACGCTGGGTGGTGAGGTTTGGACGGGGTTCATTGATGGCGATGTCTGGCGCAATGTTCTTGGGAATCGCATTCACGAGGAGGAGGCTGTTTTGCATTGGATGCCGCTGCCGAATCCTCCGAAGGAGGCGAAATGAAGACGCGATTGATTGTCATCGACACAGAGACGGGGGGATTTGATACCTCGAAGAATGCGCTTCTAAGCGTGGCGGCGGTGGATTCATTGGATAACGAGGCTTTTACTGCGATTATTAAGCCAAATCCTGAGTGGATTTGTGAGCCGGAGGCGCTGGCGAAGAATGGCTTTACGCTCGATTTTTTGGAAAAAAACGGGCGGCCGGAGCTGGATGTGATGCAAGACCTCGCCTTGTGGCTGGGCACGCGCCGGTTCTCGGTGATGGCGGGCTGCAATGTCGCCTTCGACCGTGACTTCTTGCGGGCAGCCTTTGCTCGCAATTTCCTGACTTGGCCTATGGGCAAGATGGTGGACCTGCAAGCGGCGGCGTGGCTCGCCTACGAGGCGGACGCTCTTGCCCTGCCGGTGGGTAAGGATGGGCAGCCTCGCCTGTCTCTGGACCATATTGCAGCGTCGCTCGGGTTCTCACGATCAGGGAAGACGCACAACGCGCTGGAGGATGCGCTCATGACGTTGGCGTGCTTCCACCGCCTGCGGAGGCTTGTCGAGATGTCTCCGCGCACTCAGGAGGCCGTGGCGTGAGTATGGACGGCTACGACAATGCCAGCCACCACCGGAGCGTGCCCTCGCTCGTGCAGGGCGATTCCCGCGTGGGTTGGCTCACCGTGCGCGACAGCCGGGCGATTTCGGCTGCCTGCGACCGCTGGCTGGAAAGTCGCGGGATCCGGACGCGCAGCGTCTGGTGGGAAAATAGGATTCAATTTGGGAAGAAAAAATAAGTATGTCAAACTGGATAAAAATGCGTAGCAACCTTTGGGATGATCCTCGGATCGCTAAGATTTGCGACATCACAAACAAGCCCGAGCGCGAGGTCATCGGTGGGCTGTATTGGATATGGTCAATGGCCGACGACCAGAGCACGGACGGACGCCTTGAAGGGCTCTCCCTCGGAGCTATCGACCGCAAGACGGGATTGAAAGGACTCGGGGCCGCCTTGGTAAAGGTCGGTTGGATTTTGGAAAGTGAAGACGGCGTGGAGATTGCACGCTTCGATGAGCATAATGGAGTGTCTGCAAAAAGACGCGCAGTGATGGCCAAGGCGTCATCAAAATACAGAAGCACGTCATCAGACCGTCATACAACCAATATGACGGATGTATCACGGAGCGATGACCTAGATAAGAATAGAATAGATAATACCCCTATAGTCCCCCAAGGGGACATGGAGTTGGTCATCGAATGCGAACCAACACCGGCACCACCGCATCCTGCCCTGACCCGATTCCGAAACCTCTTCAACCATCGAGACTCGACACCTCTTGATTCCTCTTCGAGCCGTGCTTGGGAGAAAAATAAAAAAGCGGCGGCGGCCGTGAGCGAAGAGGATTGGCGGTTCCTCGAATGGGCTTATCGGCAAAAAGAAGGCGCGGCGGCGCAGTTTCGCCGCAAGGACTTAGCTACGCTTTTGAATAACATCCTCACCGAAGTGAGCCGGGCGCGGGATTGGGCCGGGCGCAGCGGGGCGAGC